TTTCACCTGTTGATGGTAAACGACACAGATATTTTCCAGATTTTTACGTTAAAGTAGGAAAAAAGAAATATCTTGCAGAAGTTAAACCATCAAGGCAAACTAAAGAACCAAAAACTCAAAAACGAAAAACTAAAAGATATATAAGTGAAGTTATGACTTATGCCGTAAATCAAGCAAAGTTTAAAGCAGCAACTGAGTTTTGTAAAGATCACGGTTGGGAATTTATGTTAGTCACCGAAAAAGAACTTAAGATCTAATGGCAATCCCAAATCCTCAAAGAGCCAGATATAATTCATGGCAAGAGTTTCTAGCTAAAACCAAAGGCAGAGACAATGCTCCTAGTTTTACTAATTTATTTTCGGTAAAATTTGGTACACCACGGATGATGAGATCAGTTTCAGCAAGTGGTATGGGACCATACCAACCTTCGAGATTAGAGATTAGTTCATCAAATGATTTGGATTGGTTGCTTGATTACTATGCTGATAGTGTAAATTTACCAAGTAAACAGGTTACTACTTCACAAACCCCTTATGTTGGAGCACCATTTAAGTATGCAACAAATACAGCATATAGTCAGATTAGTATAAACTTTAGGATGCCACGCTCTCAATACTCAAGAAACTTCTTTGAGAGATGGACAACTATGATGGCAAGTGATAGTGAGCAATATACAAGATATTATGATGATTACGTTTGTCCAGAAATGTGGATTTATAAGTGGGAAAGAGGTGGTGGAGATTTAGCAGTTACTGATCCTGCAATAATTCGTTCTATAAGAGAATCTGGAACAATGGATCTATTACTAGCAAGAAAGTATCAATTAACTGCTGCATGGCAATTACAAAATTTATATCCATATAATATTGGTTCGGTTCAATTGAATAACCAGAATGCTCAAACAATGACTTTGAGTGTTGGTTTTTATTATGAGAGATATCGTTTCTTTACTCAAGATCAGTTTGACACTGATACTATTAACTATCTTACTCTTCCTGCAAATTCAGATAACAATACTGATTCATCAACTTCTAGTAATCAATCAGTTCTACAGACGGTAGTTAACTCCATATTGAACATGACGGGTTTTGGAACCTGACGGGTTTCGCCTAAATAAATGTACTGATGTGAATTTCTATGGCATTACCTAAGATTAGTGTACCTAAGTACAAATTGAAACTACCGTCTGACGGTAGAACTGTGAATTTTAGACCATTTCTTGTAAAGGAGGAGAAAATCCTTCTCTTAGCTACTGAAAGTGGTAATCAAACTGAAATTGTTGACGCAATTAAAAATATCATTAAAGAGTGTACAGACATTACAGATGTAGAGAAACTCGCTACATTTGACATCGAATTCGTTTTCTTACAGATTCGTACAAAATCTGTTGGTGAAAGTGTAGATGTTACTGTAGTTTGTCCTGATGATGAAGAAACTAGTGTATCAATTTCTATTCCTTTAGATGAAATCAAAGTAAAGAAAACTAGAGGGCATAAGAAGGAGATTAAAATCTCTGATGAAGTTGCTATTACGATGGGATACCCCAGCCTTGAAACATTCGTTGCTATGAATTTTACTGATGAGGGGGGTGCTCAGGTTGATCAAGTTTTTGATATGGCAGCAAGTTGTGTAGAAACAATTGCTGATGAGAATCAAGTTTATGATTGTTCTAACGTTCCTAAAAAAGAACTGATAGAATTTTTTGATCAATTGAATAGTAAGCAATTTATGATGATTCAAGATTTCTTTGAAAAAATGCCTAAATTGACTCATACTGTTAAGGTAACTAACCCTAACACTGGAGTTGAGAGTGATGTTGTATTGGAGGGACTAGCGAGTTTTTTCGCATAGCACTCCTTCACACCAATCTACAGGCTTATTATGAAGGTAACTTTTCCTTAATACATCACCATAAATGGAATATCGAGTATATTGATAATTTGATGCCATGGGAAAAGGAGATCTACGTGAATATGTTAGTCAATTTCCTTAAAGAAGAGGAACGTAGAATGAAGGAGCAACAAGCAGCTGGTGGCTAAGTTACGAACTTACAAATTTGTAAATCCTGGAGTTTCAACTCTGAAATCTCCAACAGTTGATGCTGCACAAAAACAGACCTTAGCGTTGAATAGACTAGGGAGTACAATCTCTGGAATAGGGACTGTTGTTAAAGATATTGAAAATATTTCAATTGCTCAAATTAAGCATGATAAGTTAAAACAAAAATTAGAACGTCGTAGAGAAAGAAGGGAATTAGATCAGGCTGCAGAAGAAGCAATAGAAAATAAGAAGGCAGCAAGAGGAAAACCTAAATTAACTAGAAAATCCTTAAAGATCGCTAAAGGTGGTCTTAGTTGGGTAGAGAAATTTTTAGCACCGATTGGGAGCTTTCTTGGTGCTCTTGGTAGATTTGCGATTACAAAGAGTGTACTCGATTGGGTTAGTGATGAAGGGAATATTGAGAAGTTAACAGAGTTTCTAAGAAAAACACACTTTGTTTTTGAAAAAATATTTGGTTGGGCAGCAGGATTTACTACTAATATTCTAGATGGATTTGCTGCTTTAACAGATCCTAATGGGACATTTGCAGAAAGATTAGGTGGTATTGGAAGTATAATGAAGGGTTTGATCGGGTTGAAATACCTGATGAACCCATTTAGTATAATATCAGATATTTTAGGGATACTAGATCTTCTTGGTGCTGGTGGAGATGGTCCTAAGAAACCTAAAAAACCTAAAAAAACTAAGGTTAATAAAAAACTGAAGAAGATGGGTCTGACTGATGATCAGATCAAAGCATATAATAAAGCAAGACAGGGTGGTGCTACTGCTACCGATGCATTAAAGCAAGCAAGAAAAGTAAAACCAAAACCAACAAAATTACAAAAAGTTGGAAATTTCTTTGGAGGTCTTTTTGATAAAGGTGTCAAAAAAGGTCAAGGGGTTTTAAGTACTGTTAATAAAAGTCTGAGAAATTTACCTGCTTGGGCAGGAGAGCAATACTCTGCTTTATCAAAATCAGCTCAAAAGCAATGGGATAGGGTTGTTAAGGCAAGTAATGCAATTGCAGATAAAGGTGCAAAGTGGGCAACTGCTGCAGGAGATAAATTTAATGCAGGACTTAAAGGTCTTAATGATAATGCTAGAAAATTTCTTACTGAAAAAGTATTAGATCCTATTAAACCAATTATTGAACCGATTGGTAGGAAAGCCAAAGCAATTGGTCAGGGATTGATGGACATGTTGATGAAGATCCCTGGCATGGATAAGGCAGCGGATGTTCTTAGAAAGAAAGGTATTGCTGGTTTTGAGGGTATTGCAAAGGCAGGTAGTAAATTAGGAAAGAGAGCAGCAGCAATTCTTCCTGTTGTTGGTGGTCTTGTAAACCTTTTCTTTGCTTACCAACGTTTTTCACAAGGTGATTCTATTGGTGGATTGATTGAAGGTACTTCTGGTATTTTA